TACGTCCACGCCCGATGTGAGCCAAAGGAGGACTGATGCCGCGCTGCTACATCGCCGGACCCATGCGGTCTAAGCCGGAGTTCAACTACCCGGCGTTCATGGAAGCTGAACAAAGCTTGAGACTGAACGGGTGGGATGTGTATAACCCAGCCCAGATGGATCTGGACGCGGGTGACATCGATGGGGTCGGTGATCTGGCGATGTCAATCGAAGAGCAGAACGACCATGCGTCCGCGCCCGAGAACGCTCGGCGCTACGCGTGGCGGGACTGCATGATCCTCATTGGCACGCTGAGAGCTGAAGACGGTGACGCCATCGTCATGCTTCCAGACTGGGAGGAATCCACTGGTGCGGTAGCCGAACACGCCATCGCAAGGTGGGTCGGTCTCGACATATTCACGCTGGACGAGGCGCTAGAGCGCGGTAGTATTGCGTAGCAACGAAAGGAGGCGCATGGATTTCATATACCTGACACCAAAGGGGACCAAGCCAAACCTGGTCGCCTTGCAGCACATCATTCGAGTGCAGCCCCACCGCAAAGGTGAGGGATGCCTCGTGTTTCTGACCAACAAGCACGAACCACTGGAAGTCGATGACAACATCGAGGTCATCGAAGATTCAATGAGGGGCGCATGAGCGGAGTCATCATCAACAAACGACCACTGGTCATCTACCACGGGGACTGCTTCGACGGGTTCTGCGCGGCGTGGGTCTTCCGAACGTTCAAGGGGACCGAGTGCGACTTCCACCCGGCACGCTACGGGGAAGACCCTCCAGACACATCGAAGCGGAACGTGTGGGTGCTGGACTTCAGCTATCCACGCGAGCAGATGATGGACCTGATTGTCCAGTCGAAGAGCACAACCGTCTTCGATCACCACAAGACAGCCGAGGCCAACCTAGAAAACATCCTGAACGAGATCCGCGAGACGCGAGGTGTGTTGCGACAGCAAGACAAGATCATCTTCGACATGAATCGCAGCGGTGCCGGCATCACCTTCGATGAGCTGGATCGGGAGAAGGGACAAAAGAGGGGTCTTCACGAACCACGCTACAACGGGGCCAGAAGCAACTGGGTTGTGGACTACGTCGAGGACCGCGACCTCTGGCGACAGACGCTGCCGGACACTCAGGCTGTTTCTGCCTGGATCGCCACCGTCCCCATGACGTTCGACGCCTACACCGAGCTGCAGAAGGAAGGCTTGGATAAGGCAATCGAGCGTGGCCAAGCCGTCCAGAAGTACATCGACATCTACGGCAAGAAGGCTCGTAAGCACTCCCTTCTCAGGGATGTTGGCGGTCACGAAGTTCCTGTCGTCAACATGCCCTACATGAACTGCAGCGAGCATGTTGGCGCGCTGGCCGAAGAAAACCCGGACAGGCCTTTCGCGTGTGGATTCTTCCTACGTGACGACAGCATGTGGCAGTTCAGCCTCCGCTCACGTGGTGACTTCGACGTGTCCGAGATCGCCAAGCAGTACGGCGGTGGAGGTCACAAGAACGCAGCCGGGTTCGCTGTGGACAAGCTGCCTTGGCTGTAGACTGAAACATGGCGAAGAAGAAGCTGACACCTCGGCAAGAGCGGGCGGTCATGGTTCTGGCTGTCGGCCAGAAGAACGAAACAGCTGCGCAAGCAGCCGGGGTGGGTGTCCGGTCAGTCCAGAAGTGGATGAAGGACCCGACGTTCCGCGAAGAGCTTCGCCAGACCATGGAGCGCATGCGCCAGGTGTTCGAGGGGCGTGTGATGCAGCTTGCGAACAATGCTGCCGTGGTCGTTCAAGAGATGCTTCAGGATCACGACCCGAACCGTCGTGCGGAGGGTGCAAAGCTGGCCCTAAATGCGGCGGTTCGACTCAGCACGCGGTACAAGGAGCTGCAGATGGAAGGGTACGTTCCTCCACCTCAGCCCATGATCGTCCTCCCACCTGGTTCACGTATGCCATGGGAGAACACACCAACAGCCGCGCTGCCTGAGGCAGTAGAAGTGGAGGCAACTATCGTTGGCGACGGAACCGAATCAGACGACTCAGGAGACGGAGCCTGATGTAGACGCGCCGTTCGAGTACGCATCAGACCTCCAGAGACAAGCCGTCGAAGCACAGCCTGGCCCGCCGCTCCTCCTGATCGGCGGGTTCAACAGCGGCAAGACCACTGCTGCGATCTTGCACATGCTACTGCTGTGCGAGTCATTCCCTGGCTACAAGGTCGCTGTCCTTCGAAAGACATTCAACGACCTGAAGCTGACCACTCGTCCATCATTCGACCAGTGGCTCAAGCCGGAGTTCGTCAAGACATCGTCTGAGAAGCAAGTCGTACTGAAGAACGGATCCAGCTTCGTCTTTCACCATCTCGACCGTCCTGATAGCGCCACGATCCTGAAAGGTCTTGAGATCAACGCAGCGATTCTCGACCAGGCCGAGCAGATGCAGGAGCAGACGTTCACCATCCTCCTGGGCCGTCTCGGTCGATGGAAAGGCGCGAAGGTACCAGGGTGGGTGCTGAACAAGTACGACGGCGAGTGGCCATGGCGGGACAACGCGCAGCGCCCAACCCCACCGATGTCATGCATCCTCACAGCCAACCCGTCCGAGGATGGTGATCCCGAGCTGCACTGGCTGTGGCAAAGGTTCTCACCGGAGTCGAACGCATTCCACAAGAAGTGGAAGCGCAAGGGCTACCGTTCGATGACCATGCCGACCACGGACAACAAGTTCGCTGGTCAGCAGAACATCGATGTCCTCCTGCAGCAGGACGAGGACTACATCAAGCGCTTCGTTCACGGTCAGTGGGTCAAGTCCAAGGGGCACCTGTTCAGGCTGGATGAGTCGTCCATCCTCGAAGCGACACCGGAGCTGCTGACTGAGATCAAGACGACCATGAACCTGGGCCGCGTCCTCGACCACGGCGACAGCGCACCAACCTGCTGCCTGTGGTACGCAACCGACCATGACAACAACATCTTCTTCTGGCAGGAGTACTACCAGGCTGGCATCACCGACGACGGCGAGTTCAACGTTCCCGACCACAGGCGAGCCATCACCGTCATGTCAAGGCCGTATGTATTTGGTACTAATCTGGCCGACCCGTCGATCTTCGACAAGACACGTGGCATCACTGGGTACGCGAATCGACAGCAGCGATGGTCAGTAGCTGACGAGTACCGTGACAGACGCCTGATCCAAGAGGACACAGCCCTCAACTGGATCCCTGCCGACAACTCCGAGCCGCTCTCGCGCACGCGACTGAAGTCGTACCTGAGGATGGACAGTAGGCACCGTCACCCGATCACAGGAGAGATGGGTGCGCCTCACATGTACTTCATTCAGCAATCACCTCAGTACGAGCATGGAATCCTGCACGCGATCACCGAAATCCGTGCAGCGAAGAGGCTTCAGGTTGGCGAGAGCGATGGGAAACCCGTGTACGGCGACGAGCGTGATCCAGCAGTTCCCGATCACGCCCTAGACTGTGTACGCTATGTAGTGAACAGCCGTCCGCTGCCTGCGTCTGGTGACGCTCCCCTGAGTACCCCAGTCGCGGCGTACGCGAAACCAGATGGACGGGTCACGATCACGCTACCTCCAGTGGGGACGAGATCCGAGCGGTTGTCACACACAGAGCGCGAAGCAAGGCGCTGGAAGAGCAGGGGTGGAGGCTACTGAGAGGTGGTAAGTTAGACCCATGGGAACCGAACTGACTCAAGTCATCACAAGCGCGCTCCAGGGCATCATAGCTGGCGACAACCCAGAAGGGCCCATGAGCGATACCGAGAGACAGCAAAGTGAAGAGAAGACAGTAAAGCTTCTCTTCAAGCGCATATCTCAGGCCAAGAAGACGAAGGAGAAGTGGGAGCAGAACTACGAGGTGGACCGCTCCCACGACTACGTTCGTGGATTCCAGCGCGATCAGGACGATGAGAAGGACGCACAGGGTGACCGTCGATACCAGATCAACAAGATCCTGTCGGCGCTGAAAGCCAAGATCCCGAAGATCTTCTACTACCACCCGTACATTCGTATCCGTCCCTCCCGAAGCCGCGAAGACGCCCCTGGCGGCACCATCAACCAACGCGCCCAGCTCCTTCAGGACACTATCAACTCGATCATTCAGCAGAAGGACACACGCTTCAAGCCAGAGTGTATGTCCGCACTGAAGGAGTCGCAGTGGGCGTTCGGGATCGTTGAGGTGGGGTACGAAGCAGACTGGGTGGAGAATCCATTCAAGCGCAAGCCGCGACTGGTCGAGAACGAAGATGTCGAACGTGACATGATCGAGGCTGGTGCGATTCCAGACCCAGAGTCGCCCATGGCCGCTTTCGCCGACATCGACCAGCTCCCCGCCTACGAATCCTTCTACGTGAAGCACATTCCCGCCAAGAACTTCTTCGTCTCATCGAACGACCGCATCGACACTTTGTCTATGGACTGGGTGGGCTACTGGGAGTGGATGTTCGTCAACGATGTGAAGAAGGCATTCGACAACACCGAAGACCTAGAGGCTACAGGCAAGGAGACCATCGGTGAGGCGGGAACTGACAAGGAGCTGGCTCCTCACTACAGCGTCAACGAAGAGATTCCACCGGACATGGTCCGCGTGTGGAAGATATGGGATCTGCGCGAGAAGATTCGGTACGTCGTCGCTGAGGGTCATGACCGAATCCTGAAAGAGACCGACTTCGATTACCTTCCCCTGTACGACATCCGACTGGAGGTCATGCCGGGTGAGTGGTATCCGATTCCACCTATCTTCCAGCAGCTCACTGAGCAGGACGAGTTCAACGATGGCCGTGAGTTCCTGAGGCTGGTCCGCAAGGGCACGCGCCCGCGCTACGTGTACGATAAGCATGCCTTCACCCCGGACGAGCTGGAGAAGCTTGAGAACGACGAGTTCGGTGTATTCGTCGGCGTGGACAACGCGAACATGCAACCCATCCAGCCGGTGAACCAGCCGACATTCAGCGAGGCCGCTCTGCGCACGCTGACCCTGGCCGATACTGGATTCTCCGAGCAGGCGGCATCATCTCCCCAGGCTCGCCTCACGCGTGGATCAGGTGGAGCGCCCACGGCTACCGAGGTGCAGGAACTATCCTCGATGGGTGACGTTCGTGACTCCTATGAGCAGCAGGAAGTGGCTGACTGGCTATCCGACGTGTCCGCTGGCTTGCTGAGCTGCGCCATCCAGAAGATGACTCTTCCTCAATGGGTTCTGATCAACACCGACCCGCACTCTCAGGCAGTAGCCATGGACGCTATGCAGATCGCCACATACCTGAACCAGATCAAGAACCCGATCCCACCAGAAGTTGCTCAGGCAGCGATGAAGATGCATAGTCAGGAGAGGCAGCTTGTGTCGCCTGCAGAGTTGTCAGCTGCCTACGGCGATGGTCGGTGGGATGTCACCGTGGACATCGAGTCCATGAGCCCCGTGTCCGAGTCACAGCACGCGGCCAGGATCATGCAGGCCATGAACCTCATCGCGTCCCCAGGCGTCGGTCAGCTGCTTTCGCTGTCGCCGCCGCTCCTCAAGACCATGCTCAACATGATGGGGATTCGGAACGCCGCTGACCAGAACGCCATCCAGATGGCGCTGATGATGCGTGATCAGATGAACATGCTCATGGCCCAGATGGGTGGAGGGAATGGGCCTGGTGTCGCTCCTATGCCTGGTGGTGATCAGCCGAACGCAGGAGCAGGCGCGGAAGGGCCACCACCACCTGAGCCACCAGGAGTGAAGAAGGAGACGGCAGGAGGACCACAGTGAGCGAAGAGCAGCATTGGGTAGAAGATGGCAAGGCAGTCAAGTGCGACAAGTGCGGAGGTACGTTCCGTGAGGGAGACTTTCCGTTCTGCAAAGGGAGCCCTGAAGATCACGGTCCCATGCACGGTTTCGATGACGCGTTCGAGCCCTACGTTGACATACAGCTCCTCCAGAAGAAAGACCCACGCAACACTGCGGAGAATGAGCTGGGCATTCGTGGTGTCCCGATCAACTCCAGATCTGAGCGTCGCGCCATCATGAAAGAACAAGGGCTCCAGTATGGCACGCAGAAGTTCGACACGAAGCGTGGCAAGGTCAAGTACTTCATAGGAGGTATCTGAAAATGATAGGTGGACAGCACACAGTTTCAGCATCGGCAACAGCTCTTGATTCGAGCGCTGTTCCGATGAGGCAGATCACGATTCGGTCGAAGTCTGGAAACGCCATTCTCTACTTCGGGAACAGTGACGTGACAGCTACGCCGACAAACGCGCACGGGTTCCTGAACGCTGGCGAGTCGTGGACCTTCGGCCCATACAGCCCTGGAGGGGTCAGGCCGGAACAAATCTACATCATCGGAACAGGATCTGATGTGGTGTTCTGGTCTGGCATCCCGGCGTAGACAGATGAAGAAGGTGATAGACGTTCTCGCAATCGTTCTGCTGCTGGCGACACCGGCATGGGCGCAGCATGGCCTCCCGGGGCCTCAGCCTCAACCTCCAGGTGTCGGTGCGCCAGGGTCTTCTGGGCCTAGCAACCCCCTCAACGACGCTATCGCCTTCTGGAACTTCACCGAGCCCAACGGGTATTACGGACTCGGCCTTGAGGGTGGGGACTACTACGTAGATCACGCAACGGACTTTGAGGACGGGTCGAGTCAGTATGCCCTGATCCTTGATAATGGGCAGTTTGACGTTCTATCCGGTGAAAGTTTTGGTTTCACTGCCTGGATTCGTCCCGAAGCTGTGACGGCTACACATGGGATTTTTTCTAAGGGGAATGCCTCGGCCCAGGGGGAATATGAGCTTTATATAAACGGGGGGAATCTCGTTTGTCGTTTTCACGATGGTGTCAGCGCCAAGGCGGACACAACCACTGGGGGGGTGGCTGGGAGGCGAGAGTTTGTTTCTTGCCGCTATGACGCCACAGCGAACGAATTGGAGGTTGGGTATAACAATTCGTGGTCTGGCACCCCCACCGCGACGGCTGCGGATGGGATCAACAACGCGGAAGATT